CCTTATGTCTCCACAATCGACCGTATTGATTTCTCAAATGAGACTACATCAGCACCAGGAAATAATTTATCTCAAGCAAGACGTAATTTAGCAGCAGTCTCAAGTAGTTCTTATGGTTACTTTGGTGGTGGTTTTGCTTCATCTAATGTCGCCACAATCGACCGTATTGATTTCTCAAATGAGACTTTATCATTACCAGGAAATGGTTTACCTCAAGCAAGATCTGCTTTAGCAGCACTCTCAAGTAGTTCTTATGGTTACTTTGGTGGTAATGTCGTCACAATCGACCGTATTGATTTCTCGAATGAGACTACATCAGCACCAGGAAATAATTTATCTCAAGAAAGAATATTTTTAGCAGCAGTCTCAAGTAGTTCTTATGGTTACTTTGGTGGTGGTCAGGCTCCACCAACATCTGTGGTCGCCACAATCGACCGTCTTGATTTCTCAAATGAAACTACATCAGTACCAGGAAATGGTTTACCTCAAGCAAGAAATAGATTAGCAGCAACCTCAAGTAGTTCTTATGGTTACTTTGGTGGTGGTGGTCCACCTGCGGTCTCCACAATCGACCGTCTTGATTTCTCAAATGAGACTACATCAGCACCAGGAAATAATTTATCTCAAGCAAGAGATGCTTTAGCAGCAATCTCAAATAATTCTTATGGTTACTTTGGTGGTGGTCAGGCTCCACCTATCCGCAGCACAATCGACCGTCTTGATTTCTCAAATGAGACTACATCAGTACCAGGACCTGATTTACCTCAAGCAAGGCTAGGTTTAGCAGCAGTCTCAAACTGACACTAAATAATCAAAACTACACTACGAAAACATGAAGTCTGGAGCAACTGAAAGTTCTTTTTATTATCTTGCTCAACATTATAAATTTCCAGAAAATGTTGAAGTATCAAGGAGTATAGAAGAACTTATACAATCAAATAAGCAATACAAAATACTTTGGGCACATGATAATTGTGATCAACCACAACTCTTAAAACTTCCAGAACTTGTATCACAAATTGATAAGATTGTCTGTGTATCAAACTGGGAAGCAGAGCAGTTTGTAAAATACCATAGAGCACCTGCAGATAAGATTACTGTAATTTATAATGGTGTTGCAGATTTATTTAATCCCAAAACACCAAAATCAAAGACTGCAATTTATTTTTCTGGTCCTCATAAAGGTATAACACCACTTCCAAAAATCTGGAAGCAGGTGATCAAAAATCATCCAGATGCTAAATTTAAAGTATTCTCTTCCCATAATCTTTATGGAGAACAATACGAACAGCACTTTAAAATTCCAGAACATTTAGAAGCAATTGAAGAACTTAAGTCTCTTCCTGGTGTAGAGTATTCTCCTTGTATTGACAGAGAGGAACTTCTACCACACATTCAGGATGCTGCATTCTTTATTCATCCCAATGTATGGGAGGAAACTTTCTGTGTTTCGATGGCAGAGGCAATGGCATGTGGATGCTATCCAATTACATCAGACATTGGAGCATTAAGAGAAGTTTCTTTTGATCGTGGAAAATACATTCCAATGTTGGGAGAGAACACCAGTTCTGGGTGGAAACCATCTTCAAAGTTTATCAATGAGTTTGCACAAGAAGTTTCAAGGTGTTTTGATTTCTTTGATAAGGAACCAGAAACTTTCTATGCCGCAACAAATGAACTATCAACGATTACTAAAAAGAATTATAACTGGAAATACATTTCTGAGCAATGGAGTAATTTTATAGAAGTGGTTACAGAGAAAGCAAAGTTTATTGATGACCAATACATTTATACTGAAGTTTATGAGAAGAATGAGTATGAGGTAGAGAGTTTTGATAGAGATGATGTAGTGATAGACATTGGAGCACATAAAGGATTTTTTACAAAACTTTGTATGGATAAAGGATGTAAACAAGTTCATTGCTTTGAGCCAGAACCAGAAAACTTGCAGCAACTTATGAATAATCTAAAAGATTATGAACACTTTCAACCTTATAATCTTGCAGTTTCTGATAAAAAAGGTGAGAAAAACCTAATGAAAATGTCTGGATGGAATACTGGAATGCATTCATTCTACCAATCAAATGGTGTTCCTATTAAGGTGCAGACAGTATCATTAGATGACATTCTTATTAATTTTCCTAAAGTATCTTTAATTAAAATTGATACCGAAGGTGCAGAGTATGAAATCTTATTCAATTCTAAACTCTTACTTAAAGTAGATAAGATTGTGGGAGAGTATCATGACTACATAGACAATCATGCTCTTCAAAACATAATTGAGTTTTTAGAAAGCAAAAACTTTAAGATTGAAAAAATAAAAGAAAATAATTCTGGTAGTGGAGTTTTCTTTGCCGTCAACAATACTAAATAAAGTAACAAGATTAAAAAAATTGATAAGTATGTCTAACAATTATGAAGCAATTGCACTTGCATCTTCTACGGAAGTTTTAGATGATAAGAATGACTTTATGTTCAAGGTTCTTAATGAAGCAAATCGTTGGACTGAAAGTGAAGTAGAACTTGCACAAGGTCGTTCAGATTTCCAAATTGAAAAGTTTATTGTTCATGACAACTTTACAATTCCATCTGCATTTAAATCTGCACTAATCAATCGTAAGAGTGCTGCAGAAGGTCTGCTTTCAAGAATTATTGAGGCAAAGAAAGAAGCAAGAGAGTTTCATTATAAGTGGGAAGGAAAGGATAAGACACAACCAATCTGGTGGAAAACCCGTGATGGGGGAGAGGAATTATGTTGGTACGACATTGATGAGTTTCATTTTCATCGTATGCTTGAAGGACTTAATCATGGATTTAAAGCATCAGTTCAAGAACTTGAGTGTTTTGATAAATTGATTAGTCGTCTGATTGAATTGAATGGTGGTAAGTTAGTAAGTAAAGAACAATTTGATGCTGATCAACCAGATTATTGGGAACGTAGACTTGCAAATCAATCTCTGGATGATTTGTTTGCAGCAAGAACTGGTGTGAATGCAGGTAACATTCGTTCGATGAGAAGAGCAAGTGCTCCTACAGTATTACCTAATGATGTAAATAGAACTAAAGGTTCATTTGGTGATCCAACTAATCCTCTTGATTTCCTGAATAGTCTTCAGGAAAGTGTGACTGCTGGTATCTCAGAGATTACTGGTATGGATCAAAAAATTCTTTCATCTATTGAAGAAGAAGAAAAAAAGCAACTTAATGGATCATTATTCAACCAAGAATTAAAACAGTAAAATCTTATGGCATTCATAGGAGACGTATTTGGACTCAATTCCATTTATGATAGGCAAGTAGAGAATGTAGATAATAACAACTTTGAAAGTTGGCCAGAAAGTGCTACTTATGGTTACTTTGGTGGTGGTTTTGCTCCACCTCGCCACAGCACAATCGACCGTATTGATTTCTCTAATGAGACTTTATCATTACCAGGAAATAATTTACCAATAGAAAGAAGTGCCCCAATAGGAGTCTCAAATATCTCTTATGGTTATTTTGCTGGTGGTTTTGGTCCATCTTATGTCTCCACAATCGACCGTCTTGATTTCTCAAATGAGACTTTATCAGCACCAGGAAATGATTTACCTCAAGCAAGACGACGTTTATCAGCAGTCTCAAATAGTTCTTATGGTTACTTTGGTGGTGGTGAGAGTCCAGGTCCTAATGTCAGCACAATTGACCGTCTTGATTTCTCAAATGAGACTTTATCAGCACCAGGTAATAATTTACCTCAAGCAAGAAGTCAGTTAGCAGCAGTCTCAAGTAGTTCTTATGGTTACTTTGGTGGTGGTCAGGCTCCACCTTTTGTCGCTACAATAGACCGTATTGATTTCTCTAATGAAACTACATCAGCACCAGGAAATAATTTATCTCAAGCGATAAATGCTTTAGCAGCAGTCTCAAGTAGTTCTTATGGTTACTTTGGTGGTGGTGAGATTACTCCAGGTCCTAACAGATGCACAATCGACCGTCTTGATTTCTCTAATGAGACTACATCAGTACCAGGAAATGATTTATCTCAAGCAAGACGACGTTTAGCAGCAGTCTCAAGTAGTTCTTATGGTTACTTTGGTGGTGGGTATTTATTAGTATCTTCAGTCTGCACAATCGACCGTCTTGATTTCTCGAATGAGACTTTATCAGCACCAGGAAATGGTTTACCTCAAGCAAGATTTGATATGGGGACATTCTCTGGAGGAGCATCATACCGAATAAATGGTTCGAGAACTTATGGTTACTTTGGTGGTGGTTTTCCTAATTTATCTACAATCGACCGTATTGATTTCTCAAATGAGACTTTATCATTACCAGGAAATAATTTAACTCAAGCAAGAAATGGTTTAGAAGCAACCTCAAGTAGTTCTTATGGTTACTTTGGTGGTGGTTATGCTACTGTCTCCACAATCGACCGTATTGATTTCTCAAATGAGACTTTATCATTACCAGGAAATAATTTACCTCAAGGAAGATTTGACTTAGCAGCAGTTTCAAGTAGTTCTTATGGTTACTTTGGTGGTGGTGAGATTACTCCAGGTCCTAACAGATGCACAATCGACCGTCTTGATTTCTCTAATGAGACTTTATCATCACCAGGAAATAATTTATCTCAAGCAAGAAGACTATTAGCAGCAGTCTCAAATAGTTCTTATGGTTACTTTGGTGGTGGTGAGAGTCCAGGTCCTAATGTCAGCACAATCGACCGTCTTGATTTCTCAAATGAGACTTTATCAGCACCAGGTAATAATTTACCTCAAGCAAGAAGTGGTTTAGCAGCAGTCTCAAATAATTCTTATGGTTACTTTGGTGGGGGTTATAATCCACCTATTAGAGTCTGCACAATCGAACGTCTTGATTTCTCAAATGAGACTTTATCAGCACCAGGAAATAATTTACCTCAAGCAAGAAATGCTTTAGCAGCAACCTCAAATAGTTCTTATGGTTACTTTGGTGGTGGTGGGTTTCCTGTTATCAGCACAATCGACCGTCTTGATTTCTCAAATGAGACTACATCAGCACCAGGAAATAATTTACCTCAAGCAAGAACTGGTTTAGCAGCAGTCTCAAACTAACTTATGAAACAATTTTATTTTATGTCTGGTCTTCCAAGATCAGGTTCGACTTTATTAACTGCATTACTTAATCAGAACCCAGAGATACACGCATCTACAAACTCACCTTTGTTAGATACAATTCATTATACTGAAGAGTATCTCTTATATAATTCAGAACAATACAAAGCAACACCTAATCCTGAAGGTGCTCATAAGGTATTATCTTCTATACCTTATAATTATTATTTCAATACTCCTCAGAACATTATTATTGATAAGTCAAGAGGTTGGGTTAATCAAATACAACACATTCAGGACTATATCACAACTGAACCAAAAATTATTTGCCCTGTAAGAAACATTCAGGACATTTTATCTTCATTTTTAAATCTGATTTATAATTCAAATACTACATCATTTATTGATGAAGGTCTTATAAGAAAAGGCATAGAAATCTCAAATGATAATCGTTCTAGTTATCTAATGTCGTCACAAGGTATTGTAGGTCAATCTTATAATGCTCTTTTGGAATGTTATAAGAAAGGAAATAATCAATACTTATTACTTGTTGATTATGATGATTTAGTAAGAAATCCTCAGCAAGAACTCAATCGAATTTATAAGTTTCTAAATCTATCTTCTTACTCTCATAGTTTTGATGATGTCACTACAAAACAAGATGAGAATGATGAGATTTATAAATTAGAGAAGATGCATGATGTCAGAAATAAGGTAGAAAAGATACATCGCGATAATACAAAGTATCTTTCAGAAAAAATTATTGATAAATATAGTCATATGGAGTTCTGGAAAAAACAAAGAACTCAAAGTCATACCATCTTCGGATTATAAATGCCAATATTTTCTCTTAATGAAGTTAGAACAGAACAAGTAAAAAATATTGCGAACGATAACTTCGAAAGTTGGCCAGAGAGTGCTACTTATGGTTACTTTGGTGGTGGTTATTTCGATCCACCTCCTACTACATATGACACAGTAGACCGTCTTGATTTCTCGAATGAGACTTTATCATTACCAGGAAATAATTTATCTCAAGCAAGAGGATTTTTAGCAGCAGTCTCAAGTAGTTCTTATGGTTACTTTGGTGGTGGTTTTGCTCCACCTTATGTCTGCACAATCGACCGTATTGATTTCTCAAATGAGACTACATCAATACCAGGAAATGGTTTACCTCAAGCAAGATCTGCTTTAGCAGCAGTCTCAAGTAGTTCTTATGGTTACTTTGGTGGTGGTTATAGTCCAGATGTTATCAGCACAATCGACCGTCTTGATTTCTCAAATGAAACTTTATCAGCACCAGGAAATAATTTATTTCAAGCAAGAAGTTATTTAGCAGCAGTCTCAAGTAGTTCTTATGGTTACTTTGGTGGTGGTTATGTTCCACCTAATGTCGCCACAATCGACCGTCTTGATTTCTCTAATGAGACTACATCAGCACCAGGAAATAATTTATTTCAAGCAAGGCTAGGTTTAGCAGCAGTCTCAAGTAGTTCTTATGGTTACTTTGGTGGTGGTTTTCCTGGTGTCAACACAATAGACCGTCTTGATTTCTCAAATGAGACTACATCAGCACCAGGAAATGGTTTACCTCAAGCAAGAGTATTTTTAGCAGCAGTCTCAAGTAGTTCTTATGGTTACTTTGGTGGTGGTTATGGTCCAGATATTGCCAGCACAATTGACCGTCTTGATTTCTCAAATGAGACTACATCAGCACCAGGAAATAATTTATTTCAAGCAAGGCTAGGTTTAGCAGCAGTATCCGGAGGAGCATCATACCGAATAAAAGGTTCGAGAACTTATGGTTACTTTGGTGGTGGTTTTGCTTCACCTTCTTTTAGTAGCATAATAGACCGTATTGATTTCTCTAATGAGACTACATCAGCACCAGGAAATAATTTATTTCAAGCAAGAAGTAGTTTAGCAGCAGTCTCAAGTAGTTCTTATGGTTACTTTGGTGGTGGTACTGCTCCACCTTTTCCAACTAATGTCGCCACAATCGACCGTCTTGATTTCTCAAATGAGACTACATCAGCACCAGGAAATGGTTTACCTCAAGCAAGATCTGGTGTAAGAGCAACCTCAAATAGTTCTTATGGTTACTTTGGTGGTGGTTTTCCTGCTGTCAACACAATCGACCGTCTTGATTTCTCAAATGAGACTACATCAGCACCAGGTAATAATTTACCTCAAACAAGATATGATGTAGCAGCAGTCTCAAGTAGTTCTTATGGTTACTTTGGTGGTGGTCTTGCTCCAGGTAATCGATCCACAATAGAACGTCTTGATTTCTCAAATGAGACTTTATCATTACCAGGAAATAATTTACCTCAAGCAAGAGGACGATTAGCAGCAGTCTCAAGTAGTTCTTATGGTTACTTTGGTGGTGGTGAATCACCTCCACCATCTCCCGATAATAACAGAATAGACCGTCTTGATTTCTCTAATGAGACTACATCGGCACCGGGTAATAATCTACCTCAAGAAAGAGATAGTTTAGCAGCAGTCTCAAGTAGTTCTTATGGTTACTTTGGTGGTGGTTATTCTCCACCTGATCGATCCACAATAGACCGTATTGATTTCTCAAATGAGACTACATCAGCACCAGGAAATAATTTATCTCAAGCAAGAAGATTTTTAGCAGCAGTCTCAAACTGACACTAAATAAAAACACTTAGATTATTATTTTATGAATGATATACTTAGGAATGTTTTAATACAACCAAAAGTTGTATCAAAAGAAGGAATTGATTTCTTAGTTAATCATGCAAAGATTGCACCTAAAGATAAGATGGGTGTATTTGATGGAGAGAAAGCAAATGAAAATAAACAAGATCATCCATCAAAGATTGATTTAAATGTAAGAAATGTAGATTGCTCTGACATTTCAAAGATTATTGAAGAAGTCAAAGAACTTTACGACAACATAGTTCATCATGTAATCAATCCATTTTATGAGTTTAAGATAAGAGATAGTGAACTCCCTCAGTTGCTTGTATACGAACCAGGAGGGCACTATAAACCTCATTATGATGCTGTATCAAGGTGGAAGAACCCTGATGGTTCTATCATCTGGAAGAAGTCTGTAGAGAGGGATTTATCAACTATTCTTTTTTTAAATAATGACTTTGATGGTGGAGAATTTGTGTTCCCAGACCTTAGAGTTCGTATCAAACCAGAACCAGGATTGTTAGTTGCTTTTCCATCATCGCAGTTTTATCTTCATACAGTAGAACCAGTTATCTCAGGAACTCGTTATGCAATGGTAAACTGGATGACTGTTCAAGGTATGCCTACAAAAAAAGAGATTGATAAAGAGATAGAAGATAAATACAACATAACGGTGTACTGATAAAAATGTCTCAATTAATCAAACATTTTTTAATGGATAGAGATACTGGAGAATGGATAAAAGGTGAAATTAGAGGATATGTATTTCCAAAATTAAAAAATTTAGAAGTTGTCTATCGTTTAACTGATGAGAATGGAGATCATATTTGTTTATCAAGAGTTCCAGAGTATTTTGAGTATTCAAAAACTGTAACTCCAGCAGTTTTAGCAGAGTATCAGAGTGATTCAAATATCACTGTAGTGAGTTCCACAGAAAGACAGGTTGAAGAATCTATTTTAGGCGAAGAAACTGAAGAAACAACAACAGTGACTTTGCATGATGTGATTTATAGAGAAACAAATACTATTGTAGTAAATGATGGACTCAAAATTTTAACTCAGGAAGAATGGGACACTGAGATTTCTAATTATGATGCAAGACAAACTGAAAAAAGATATGGTGAAATAAGAATAGTTAGAGATGAGGTTTTGAAAGATACTGATTGGATTGTTACAAAAACAATAGAAGATGGAAGTGTTTTAAGTGATGAGTTTAAGAATTGGAGACAATCTTTAAGAGACTTGCCATCTGTTGGTATAACTACAGATGTTTTTCCCTCTACTCCATCTTCAATTAAAGTTGATACAAATATAACTAAGGATTATTCGCAAAAATTAAGATCTATTGTATTGATTAATGATACTCTTCCTGCATTACCGGAACCAGAAAATCATTTAGATGGTGAGTAAGTCATAACACTTTTGATTTCTATCATAAGCATAGTCTGCATAAGGACCATTCTTTCTTACATAATGCAAAAAGAGTTGCATAAATCGATCATTCTCATGAGTTCTTAATGGACTTCTCCAGTGTGGAACAATTGTTCCTAAGTATGCAAGACCATCACCTACAGGTGTTATAACTTCTCTTCGTTTTCCTGTAAGGTCTTTCATTTTAATAGGCCATTCTGCATCACCAGAAATATTCATAGTAACTGATACCTCACAAGAAGGTCTATCAGTATGACAATTCATCCATCCTTTATTATGATAAGTTGTAGAAAACCAATAAGAAGGAATGAGTTCTTCTCCTAATACTTCTTCAAGAATTGGTTTCACTCTATGAACTACAAAAGCAGATGATGGTGGTGCATAACAAGTTAATACTCTTCCTCTTTCTTTATCCCAATGACCTTCTAAAGAACCTAAGTCACTCATAGCACCACAAAGGTTTTGATACTTAATTTGTATTGCTTCTTCTTTAGTAATAATTTCAGGTAAATAGTGCCAACCTTTCTTGCTAAATGAATTCATAATGTTATCTAAGATAGTATATATAGTAGTTTCGTCCAAACCTGACAAACAGATTATAACGATAAACCTATAAGGATGTCAAGTGAAATTATAAATTAGTGTTTTATTTCCAAAGAGATTAACCACTTAGACAACTGTCACAGACCCTGACGGGTCTTTTTTATGTTCTATAATAAACAGGTCTTCGGGACACTACTTCGAAATAATGGTAACAACTCATTCAAGGCAATGCCACCAACGGGCAACCCCCATATTGATAAGAAAGTTAGAGTAGTAGCAAAGAAACCAAAATAGGGGGTTGACAGAGACCCAAAACAGTGGTATTATAAATAAGTCAGCAAGTTAAGGAACCAACACATTTCTTAACTGTTCGTAACACCCCTCAAACCAAGACCTCTAGGGTGTCTAAACACGTCTTTCATATCCTAGACTTAGGGTGTCTAGGAAATAGTAACTCCACCATTCCCTGATGGTCTTACTTTTTTGTTAAAAACAATGGCAACAACTCTTTCAAGGCAACAATCAACCCCATGGCAGAATTTCTGCGAGTGGGTAACTTCTACCAATAACCGCCTCTATGTCGGTTGGTTCGGCGTACTGATGATTCCAACTCTGTTGGCAGCAACTATCTGTTTCATCGTCGCCTTCGTCGCTGCTCCCCCTGTGGACATCGACGGCATCCGTGAACCCGTCGCTGGTTCACTCATGTATGGTAACAACATCATCTCTGGTGCAGTTGTTCCATCTTCCAACGCAATTGGTCTTCACTTCTATCCCATCTGGGAAGCCGCATCGCTTGACGAGTG